GCACAAGTAGCTTCTGTACCTGCTCCAGTAGGTGGCTGGAATGCTCGTGATTCTATTGCGAACATGGAACCTACCGATGCTGTCGAGTTAATCAACTTCTTTCCATCCTATTCAAACGTAGTTCTACGCGGCGGGTACTCTAACCACGCCACAGGCATAACTGGTCAGGTTGAGACTTTGATGAACTACTCAACTGGCACGGGTGAGGAGCTGTACGCAATTGCTGGAACACAGATATATGACGTTACCTCTGCTGGTGCAGTAGGTGCGCCTGTAAAGGTAGGCTTAACAAACGCTCGATGGGAGTTCATCAATGTCACTACTGGCGGCGGTAGCTATCTATACCTAGTCAACGGTGTAGACGCTCCTTTGCTATTTGATGGCACTACATGGGCCTCTATTACTGCTGTATCGCCTATAGCTATAACAGGCGTTACGACTACAACACTAGATAATATTACTCTGTTCAAGAACAGGGTATGGTTTACGCAAAAGGAATCATTAAAGTCTTGGTATTTGCCTACTAATCAGGTCGGTGGTGCAGCTAATGTTCTCGATCTAAGTACCATTGCTAAGTTTGGTGGTCACATTACAGACGTAGCGACATGGACGATTGACGCTGGCTACGGAGTTGATGACAACCTAGTATTTATTACAAGCAATGGCGAGTGCATAGTTTTTAGTGGTACTGACCCTGCTAGTTCTGCTACTTGGGCATTGGTTGGCGTATGGAAGCTAGGCTCTCCTATTGGTGATCGCTGCTTCATGAAGTACGGTGGTGACATCTTAATCATGACATACGATGGATTAATACCCCTTGCAGCATCACTACAAAGCTCTAGGCTCGATCCTCGTGTCGCTTTGAGCAACAAGATACAAGGCGCGTTCACTGCCGCTTCTATACAGTATGCAGATCACTTTGGCTGGCAGATACATTACTCAGCTAAGAATAACGCTGTATGGGTCAACGTACCTGTAGATGAAGGTAACAATCAAGAGCAGTATGTAATGAATACGATTACCAAATCTTGGTGCAAGTTTCAAGGCTGGGAAGCCAACTGCTGGGAATCGTTCGGAGATAATCCATACTTCGGCGGCAATGGCGTTGTCGGCAGGGCTTGGGATTCAACCTATGCAGATAACAATACAGACATTAATACTAACGTGCTGCAAGCGTTTAACTACTTTGAGCAGCGCGGCATAAAGAAATACTTTACTAGAGCTAGACCATCTATATTTACTGACGGTCTACCAGCTATACAAGTCTCAATGAACATTGACTACGATGTATCTGACCCTACAGCGGCGCTGTCGTTTTCTCCAAATGCTTATGGATTATGGGATTCTGGGATATGGGATACGTCAGTCTGGGGGCAAGGTCTAACGATTACCAATAACTTTCAAGGGGTTACAGGGATAGGGTATTGCGGCGGTATACACCTTAAAAGCGCATCCCAGACCCTGCAACTTGAATGGGCGGCAACTGACGTAGTTTATCAAACTGGATGGGCTGGCATATAGTACAAGGCGATTCTGTTGGTGCATGGGTAGCAGAACAGACCACAGGATCGTACCATTATAATGCTCAATCTATTGGGTTAGAGAGAGATGGGGACATAGTTGCAGGGGTGATATACGAGAGCTTCATGGACACTACCATCACCTGCCATATTGCAATTATTGGAAGAGTGAACAAAAAGTTTCTGCGGGCGATATTTAATTACCCGTTCAGAGTATGTAATGTAGATAAGATAATAGCTCCAATCATTGCGGATAATGATAAGAGCATTAAGCTAGTAAAGAATATGGGCTTTACTGAAGAGGCTAGAATTAAGAGAAGTAACGGTGATATGATATTTTTTACTATGCTGAAAGATAACTGTAAATTTTTAGGGGATAAGTATGACTAAGAAATCAACTCCACCACCAGTGCCAGATTATGCCGCTGCTGCAAAAGCGCAGGGTGCTGCTAACGTAGATGCTGCTAGGGCTACGGCAAAGTTAGGCAATCCTAACATCTACGGGCCTTTGGGCAGTCAGACCATATCGTATGGAACAAAAAATAACATAGTAGATCAGGCTGGATTTGACAAAGCAATGGCAGCTTATAATAAGACTAATAAAAAAGGCGCTGCTCCTGACATAGCTAAATTTACATCGCCTGATTTTGATATACCAACGATTACGCAAAGTCTCACACCAGATGCTCAAGCAACATTAAATGCACAACAGGGAGTAGAAAGATCGCTTGCAGAACTAGGGCAGCAGGGGATTGGTACCGCTAAGACTATATTAGGAACTCCTTTTGACCCCAATCTGCCGGGTATCCAAACAAATTTGGGTACGGTATCACCAGCTAATCAAACTGCATATACCGCTGGAACTGCTCAAGGCTCTGTTGCTGGGCCTAACTTTCAGCAAGATATAGATACGTCAGGAATAGCAGCAATGCCTGTAAACGCAGGTATGACTGGTCAGCAAGCAATTATGTCTAGGTTACAGCCTCAGTTAACACAGAATGAGAATGCAACAAGGCAGCGTCTTGCAAATCAAGGTCTAGTTACTGGTGGCGAGGCTTATGAGAATGAAATGCGTACTATGGGCCAGAACAGAAACGACTTAGAGCTACAAGCTGCTGCTCAAGGTATCAATCTTGATGCACTTATGAATCAGCAAGGTTTTAATCAAGCTCAAGCTCAAGGTCAGTTTGGTAATGACGCGCAGACATCACAATTTAACGCTGCATTGCAGAATGCTGGACTAGGTAACTCTGCGCTTCAGCAGAACTTTGGCAATCAGTTATCGGGACAATCAGCACAAAATGCAGCTATTGCACAAAATTATAATCAGCAACTAGGTCAGGCTCAGTTTGGCAATACAGCGCAAGATCAAAGTCTGGCTCAACAGCTTACATTGCGTAATCAACCATTAAACCAGATCACGGGCTTGATGAGTGGATCACAGATACAGATGCCACAGTTTCAAGGCTATCAAGGCGCTAATATTGCTGCTTCTCCAGTCTATCAAGGCGTACAAGATACGTTTCAAGGTCAGATGGATCAGTACGCACTCAAGCAACAATCTAAAAATGCTGGACAAGGCGGCATGATGAGTACATTAGGCTCACTTGGCGGCGCTGGAATGATGGCATTCTAATGCTAGGACTAGCTTTCTCAGGTGGTAAAGATTCTTTAGCTTGCTGGTATCTATACAAAGCTAAGAAACCTATTGTGTTTTTTGTTAATACTGGAAAAACATATCCTGAGACGATGGCTCTTGTAGAAGAGATTAGGGTAGAAGCAGTTGAATTCATTGAGATTAATGTAGATCAACAGGCTCAGATTGACGCTAATGGTATACCTAGTGACATTGTGCCAATAAACAACACATTAGATGGAATGAGTGTTTCTGGTGAGAAACCTGTCCTTATACAGAGCTACTTAAATTGCTGCATGGAGAACATAACATTACCTTTATCACGCGCTATAAAAAAACGTGGCATTACACAGTTAATATTTGGACAGCGTAATGATGAGTCATTTAAGGGTAAGTCTAGGCATGGAGCAGTTTTAGACGGCATTGAGTACATACAGCCTATAGAAAAGTGGACTGGCAAACAGGTATTAGACTTTGTGGCAACGCAGCGCGGTCAACTGCCGGAACACTTTAGCTTAAACCATACAAGCCTTGACTGTTATGACTGCACGGGCTTTATGAAGGACTCAGCAGATAGGGTTGAATGGACTAAAGTTAACCATCCAGAACTATATGATAAGTATGCGTTAAACATGAGCAAATTAAAGGGTACAATCATTCCAATCGTTGAGCTAATGAGGTAGTTATGCCAAACAGAATAGTAAATTTCCAGATGCAGCAGCCGGGTGAGATGGCTAATCCACAGGTCGTTGGAGTAGGGCAACAAAACCGCATGAAGTTAGCTGAAAGACTTAGGCAGTATGGTCTTGGTGGAGATGAGACTGGTAGTCAGCAACTCTCTGATTCATTTAACCAACAAATGCAGTATGGTGATATGGATCGCTTCAACAGGCCAACAGAAGCATTATCTCCACAGCAGCAACAGGCTGGGCAAATTATGAAAGGCTACAATGCACCCGGTGGCGGCTCTGAGATGGGATGGAAGCCAAGCGCACCTATGTCAGCGCAGCGCGGAATGATGGGAGATATGGCAAGGGCTGGTACAGGTATTGGTGACGCAATGAGTGGAATTGGTAAGGGCTTAGGTAAGGGCTTAGGTTCGTTAGGCAAAGGCTTAGGCGGCGCTGTAAAGGGTGCTGGTGGCATTCTTAAAGTATTTTAGGAGATAGTCATGGCAGATAACCAATTCATTAACTTCAATTCACAAGATGTTGCTGATATGTATCGGCGTAATCAGTACGCCAGAATGCTACAGGATCAGGCTGCTGCACCAATTGAACGTGCTAGTTATAAAGGTATTGAGGCTGACATACACCCAATGCAAGGCGTTGCAAAGCTAACTGCTGCTTTACTAGCTGGCTATCAACAGAATCGGATGGACAAGTCGTATGCTAGTGAGAAGGCTGCTGCTGAACAGAAGATGGCTGCTGAACAGGAACGGCGCAAGGCAGAGGTTGCTGACTATCAGAAGGGGTTTGAGCCTACAGTTGGTTACGGTGGGCCTACTGCTGCTGGTGTTGGAGACATAGCGCCACAAGGTCAGATGGTTGCTACGCCAAGATCACGCGGAGAGATACTTGCTCAGGCATTGCGTGGAGCAGGAAGCGACAATCCACAGATAGCTAACATTGGTCGTATGCAGTACGAGCAGCAAAATGCTATGGCGCAGGATGAGAATAGGGCTGCTGAGAGGGCGCAAACAAGAGAAGATATGCTGGCTGGTAGAGAAGCTACTAGACAAGATATGCTGGCTGGCAGAGCGCAAGCACAAAGTAATGCAGATAGGGAATACAGGCAGCAAGTAGAGAAGAATAGGCAAGATAGACTGCCAACAAAAGCTGATATGGCTGCTGATGCTGCAAAAGCTCAAGATAACTTACAGAAATCTATATCTACTCAAGAAGTATTGAATGGCGCTGTAGACCTATATAACCACCCCGGCAGAAAGGCTGCTACTGGAGCAAGCTCTATATTGGGTATAGTTCCCGGTACAGAAGCAAAAGGATTTGCAGCGAAATTAGAGACATTTAATGCTCAAACATTCTTGCCAATGGTATCTGCTCTTAAAGGAATGGGCGCTCTGTCTGATGCTGAAGGTAAGAAACTATCTGCCGCTGTCGGAGCTTTGGATAGGGGTATGCCAGAAGAAGAGTTTGCAAACTCCTTAAAGGGGATAACGCAATATCTTTACAAGAAGGGCAAGGCAGCAGGTCTT